GGCTTTCGCGCCACCGTACTGGCGCTTGAACATGGCTGGCGTATTCACCACGGCATTCCATACTACAAAACCGAGTTCATCTTCCTCGACTTCTTCTTCCTCACCCAGGTATTGGTCCCACTCCTCCTCAGTCCCAGGACGATCTTCAGTTCGCCATTCAGCCCTGGCTGGCTTGATCGCATCTGACCTGGCTTGAGCCTGTTTCTCTGCTTCCTCCAGGGAATCGAAATTCGGGAACATCCAGCCTTGCTTCATCTTTGATCTGGCATTCGCGATGATCGTCTCGAAGTCTTCCGGATTCTTCGGATCGTATCGCTTGCCGTTGATGATGCTTGGCACATTGAAGAAACGACCGTCACCTTCGATCGTGACAGACACTTCGGATGATGCAGAACCATCCTCGTTCATCAGCATTGGTCTGGTTGGATCAATCAGGAAACCGGAAGGATCTTTCGGATAGGTCTTCCACTTCTGCTGTTCCCTGGCAATACGAGACTGCTCTATTGTTCGCTTCGCCTTCGGCTTTGCTTCCTTGTTTGGATCGTCACGAAGGTATGGCAGCAGTGCAGCTTCGCCGGGCTCCTCCGGTGGATCTTCCAAACCAGCTCGCACTCTCATAGAATGTGAAGGAGGCTTATCTGCACCCAGTCCTAACAATCCACTTGGTTTACCAAATCGCTCACGATTCAGTTTCAAATTTTGCAGGGTGATCTCGTCGCGTTCTTCTTTGGTAAAAGCCCTGCTCTTTGCTTCTGCTTGAATGTTATCTCGCCATTCATCGAACGCATCGAAAGCACGACCGAAGAAACCAGGTTCATCCGGTTCTCCGACCTTGATCGGTGTTGGAGGTGTGTAGTCGTCAGGAGACGTTACACCAGTCAAGCCAACTGGCTCAGGTGTCGTTACAACTGGCTCAGGTTTCGCTATATCGGAAACCTGTACCTGTTCCTCCTCGTCGTCCTTGACTGATTGAAGAATCTCGACTGCCATTATTTAGACTTCGGAGCGTCTACTTTTACCAGCTTGCCATTCCGCTTGGCTACCCATATGCCGTTCGTGAGCTGATACCTGGTGTTAGATTCCATCCCGGAGACCTGTTCAGCAGTGAGTCCGAAATTTTCTGCGCCACCACCATCTGTCGTGACATCCGTTTCTCGTGTGCGAGCCTCTACAAGTGAATCACGAAGTTCAATTCGTTCATTTTGCGTCATATCTCTCCACCTGATCCGTTCTCCTCCACGGCTTGCAAGCGGATATTTCGCACTACTATTATCAGGATCTTGCAGTAGATCCATGACATCTTCTCTTTGCTCTGCCAACGCAAGTTCCGGAAATGCGACTTTTGCAGCACCACCTTTTGTGTACGCAAGCGCCTGACGCTTACATGCTTTCATCTCAGAGCCGGTGAGTCCGTCACAGACAACTTTTTCATAAGCCTGTCGATTAACTTCTGCCGCATACTTCTCAACATTCTCAGCCTCGACTGGTTCGCCATCCATCAAAATTGGTTCTGCCTGCTGGGTATCTTCATTGATAATCACCAATTTTCCACCGACAGTCTTGATGCTCCTTTGTGGTCGCTCCGCTTTCTTGATCTGAGCTTCCTTCAGTCGCCGCTCTTGCTCGCGTTCTTCAGCTTCGATCAATGATGTTTGCTTCGCTTTCTTGCGTCCCATGTGTCCTGCGAGCGCAGCTCCACCAGCCTGGCCAATGTCACTTGCGAATGTGCCTGTACCAGTACCAGAGGAAGCCATCAAGCTCAGGCCGAACTCCATCAGGATCATTCCTTTCTCCTGCCTGGTCATCTTTTTCGGATCACCCTTGCCTGCCTTCCCGCCTGACGGATCGTCTTCGGACTTGTACTCAGGAGTGCCGGTCAGTTCAGCATGCTGCGCGTCGATATCTATGCCCTGATCTTCCATAGCCTTCGTAGCATTGGCGATGTCTTCCGGATCTTGCTTCTCAGCCATTCCCATGAAGCTGTCCGGTCCTTTCTCGAACTCACCACTTCGATCCTGTTGCGCTGCTCCTTCTGCCGGTGGCATCGTCGGTGTTGGACCTGGAGCTTGAGTTTGAGGATCAAAAGAAGGTACAGGTGGCGCACCCTGAGCGGCTGCACCAGGCCCTGCCATCGTTGCCATCGGTCCTGCTGGCTCACCACCTGGCCCAAGAGCCTGAGCTTGCATTGGAGGAGGCTCAGGACCCATAGGAAATGTCGTCGCGCCTTCTGCTTGCTGTATACCTTCGACGCCTGGAGGTATCGATGGCAACGGCTGTTCTTCATCTTCATCAACGATGGCTTGTAAAGCAGGAAGACTCGCAGCCAGATACGTTTCGAGTAATTTACCCATGACCAATCCTCCCGTAGTCAACGGTTAAGTAGCCATCTCTGACTCCGACAAGATCTGGCCTGGTAAGAATTACCTCGTCGGCCATCACGCCTTCAGATAAATGTTCATCAACACCAATGGCTTTGGCTTCGTCGTTCCAGTCCCACTTGTACCAGTTGAATCCGTAACGATCTCCGATCAGTTCGACGTTATCCTTCAATCTGATGTCAGATGCGTCTGATTTGGCCTGTATCGCTGTACTCAAGCCACCAGTGAAATAAGCGCCAGCAACTGTGGCCGCCGCTCCCAAAACTGCCTGGAACTCTCCACCGCTCGTCGTTTCAGTCGTTGTCGTTCCGTGTGGCACTCGCTGAAGTGTATCCACGAGTGTTCTAAGATTCGTAACATCCCAGTCCCTGGCTTCCAGGAACTGAGCGTAATCAAAATCCAGGTTGCTCTGCTCCAACTGTCTCTCCAATCCACCTACCACCAGGAGATTATTCATTTCGTTGGAGAGCATCTGCTGACCTTCAGCGCCGATCGCCCTGAATTGATCCGAAGCGGCACGAGCAGAAACACGATCCTGGTCGAACGCAGTAGCCGCAGCTTCATACGCTGATTGATAGCCTCGTGCGTACAGATCAGAAAGTTGTTCGAGCGGCTTGCCACTTGCTTCGGCTTCCAGGATTGCAGCCCTGGAGCCACCGAAGGCTTCTGCCCTGGCAGCCTTGCCCATCATGTGTTGCTGGGAACGTAGTCCTTCTTCACGAAGCTCACGAGCCGCAGGCTCAAGTGCGCTTTGAATGTAGGGACTCATGTATGCCTCGATGTCGGCATCGAGGAAAGACTGGCCGCCACGCTCAGCAAATTCTCGCGAGCGTTCTATGTCTGAGCGCCATGCCTCAGCTTCAGGACCCATGGCCAGCCCAAAGGCTTTCTGTTCAGCAGGTGTAGCTTCCGCGAATCTCTGACCCGTATATTCTTCATACGGTCGATCCGCAATTCCTTGCGCCATTCCTACGGCTTGTTCGCTGCCTTCTCTAAGCCACGAAGGAATCTCCGTCTCTGTCTTTTTCTCTTTCTTGGACATCGCTAGGTGCCCTCACAAAGTTACCGCCACCATATTGGTAGCCTTTTCGCTCCATCAACTTGTCTTTCAAGTCGGTGTCGCGACCAGTCATCATTCCTATAATGATTGGCAACCCTTTCCCTGTCGCCGGATCTCCATTGTCATCCGCAAACATCTCAACTGCTTTCATCAGTTGGTCGGCAACATCCGTGTCGCGCCAGGTCTTGAGAACATATGTCCACTCATTCTGCATTACCCAGTCATCGCTCCAGCTATCTCTAACAATGGACATTCCCATTGCAGAGACAACTTGTTTCTGCTCCGCTGTCTCAGCGATCACCACAAAACCTCTGTCAATGATCGTGAGTATGTGGAAGATCTGCTTGGTCTCGTTAATGCTGAGACTAGAATACCAGATGTCTTCCGCTTGCTCCTTTGCCGCACGTTTCAGTAAGTGTGCGATCTTAATCACATCCCAGGGTGTTGCCCTGCGGATCTTCACCTTCTTCATGGCGGCTCTCTCCTATGATCCTACTCCAAAAAAACTATACTCTCGGTTTCGACATATCCTCCAACCTCAAGAATCCATATACAATGACATCCATCGCATCGATGCCAGTGATGTCATCCTGTATTCGCAGGACCAATTTCTGCGTCGATCCGTTGCGAAACTCTAATCCCCATCTGAATCCGAACGTGTCCTTGAGATCCAGGATGGGAATAATACCCTCTGAAATAAAATCCACATTGTTGGCAATGAAGGCAGTAGTGCCATCTCCAAAAGATGGCAGGCCCGAACATAGCCGAATAAAGTCAAAATTGGTCGTCAAAGACGACGCAATATCGACCTCGCCCAATTCATCGATGTAGAAAAGCCTGAGACCATTAGTCAGTGCCCCGATATTGCCGAACTGATTCAGCGTCATGTTCTGATCGACTACGATAAACGATATTCTGGTGACATACAGATCCTGATCTTGAGGAGCCTCCACAAAAAAATCGACTGGAGTCACACTGCCATCAACCAACATATCTTCAGAGCCGGTTACCGTTCCGTCATCAGTCATAAACTGGCGAAACGGTCGAACATTCTGCTGCACACCGAACGGTGGAAATGGCCGCTCAACGACGCTTACCGCACCGGATTTCTCGACCGATGCTTCTGTTCGCTCTGGACCCGAACCAATTAACTTGGTTTTGATCAATTACAGATCCTCGTAGTAACCCCGCATTCCTACATTCGCTATGCCCGTTGCGCCGACTTCATACTGGAAAGCGATTGCGGTATCAGGTGGCAAGATTACTGCGTCATCTAAGACGACAAGCACCCCACCACCAGCACCATGACCGGCTATCGCAGTTTCGCCTTCAGAAGTTATTCCGGTCACGTTTTCCTGCAAGGCTTCAGTTTCGGCCAAAATACCTGAGCCGAAATTCAAATTAACCGGCAGTACGGCCCCACCATCAGATACTGGAGTGGCACCGCTGACCTTGTGGATTTTCCAGGTTGCTGCGTTAGCGCCTCCAAGACGAGCGAGTTCGACGATGAAGTTTCTGCTCTGTGAGGTATTCCTGAAATACGCCACGAACTCTCCGGCTACCGCATTGGCATCCTCAAATATCGAGTTGAAAACTCGTGCGTCATCTCGCGACACGTAAAAACTTCGTTTGCGGGTTTGCGAGTCAACGAGCGCCCTACCCTGTTCGTTTATAAGCAGCTTGTTGCCATCGGCTGCACTTTCAATTTCAAGTCCCATTATGCTGGCTCCTCAATGTGTTGATCGTTCATGATGCCGAAATGCAGGTTGGCGATCTTCAGTTCTCGCGTTTGCTCCTGTTGCAAATTGGTGATGCTTCGCAAGCCTGTCTGTATGCTCTCCAGTTCGACCAGGACATCGGCATTCTCCTGTTTCTCAATGCCCTCAGATGTGAATGTCTTCATGCTAACTCTGCTCCAGTGATCGTGAAATCGACCTGGCCTGGACTGCTGCTCTCAGCCTGGATCGAATCATCCACTGATAGCACCCAGACCTTGCCATCGGATAGCACCTCAGCAAATTCATTTTGTTTCAACTCAGCCCTACCAACTTTCCTCGTAGTCGAGCCATCTCGCAGAATGTACACGATAACATCCTGCTGTGAGATGCCATCATTATAGACATCAAACGATCTGATGATCGTCGATACTGTTGCGGTGAACAACGTGCCCACCGTATCCGGAAGCTGACCATCTGCAAGTGACGCTCCAACATAAGGCATTACATCCCCCACTCAAGGAAGGAATCAGACTCATCCTGGGCCTCAAGAACAGCGATCCTGGTTTCGTGATCACCCAGAGTCACACCGATTGCAGCGAGCGCGGCTGTCAGGCCAGTGATCGCAAAAATCGGATGAGCGTCTGGGGCACCACGACCAGTAAGATTGTTATGCACACCAGAAAAACTCTCGAACTCAAGACCCACGGCACGAAATTGACGCTCCAGGTCATCCACCAGCGTCCGCATCTTGTGAACGTCATAGACAGGCTCGAATTGAACGCTAGTGAAGCTAGAAGCCATTAGTTACCTCGCCTGCCCTTGCTTCTGAGTTGCGCTCGCCAGGTGCCCATACGCCAATCATCACCAAGATCATTGGATTCAATTCGGAATGAGATCTGCCGACCTTTGATCCGTGGATTAACGAATGCTGTGGTCGGCGTGATATTAAATGGACCTTTACTGACAACCTCAACTCCGGTGCTTGAAGGATAAGCCTTTGCTGTCAATGACAGATCAACGGAGCCGACAAGTTTCTCGAAATCAGGAATCATCTTACGCACGAATGCGTGGTATGCGCCTTCGCTGATTTCCATATCGTAGCTCTCGATGAATGAAAGCATCGGCGTTCGATTGTCATCTTCATCTGTTTCATCGACGCCGGTCTCGTGAATGAAGATCTTTCCATCAAAAGTGCCGTATGGCTTCTGATCAAAATGCGCTGAGCTGTCATGCCAGGCAGTACGTTCGATCGTGCCAAAGTCCCACACCTTGTCGTAGTAGTTATATTTGACGTACTTATCGTTCGTCTGAGCGCCTTCCGATGAGTACACCCACCAGACTTCAGTAAAGAGTTTGTTGACGCCACCGTAGACTTTTCTTCCCTGATCTAAATTGATGTCATCGAAAATCTCGTTACGAACATCGCAATCCATGACTCGAAGCACACCGTCATACATCAGGAAATCGTCCTCTCCCATGAAGAACACGATGCCATTCACATCCACCGCAGCATTCGCGCTGATGATTTTGACTGACTGGCCCAGGTGACGCAGAGAGAAAATCAAGCTGCCACCAATGAACTGCATCGCATGGAGAGACTGATCAGTGAAAATAAGAATGTCGCCACGAGATTCGACCGCAGTAATAATCTCAGAGCCAACATCAAGACGCAGATCGCCAGCACTGTTTGTGGGAGTAATTATCCAATCCGAAAAATCTTCTGAGCTGCACCATCTGATGAGTAGTTTGTCTGGATCTCCTGGCGCTGAGGCTGATCCGGTTCCCGCACCGAAGGCGACTACATGCCTGGCTTGCGGCGAGATCAGCATGCGCTCGATCGTGTTCGGTGCTTCAGGGACTAATTCGGCCCTGATGTTTGGCCCATCGTCACGATCCCAGTGGTACAGTTCCCTGCCGTTCGGTGATGCCAATAGATCTTCACCAAAGTTATCCAGCGACCAGGTTCTGAGATTGGCAAGAACTCCAGCTCCAGCAGCAAAGCTGCCAACTCCATAAGCGCCCAAACCGTAAGCTCCAGTGCCGTAACCAAAGAGCGTCGTATTGCCTTCGAGTCCAACCTGAATCTCATAGTCAAAATCGACCGTGCCACCACCAGTATCGGTAAACTTCGGAGGTACATCATTGCGAATGATGTACATATCGTCATCGACTACCTCAACAACCTGGAACTCGTCATTGAGATCAATACCACCAACCAGGTCACCGTTTTCAAAATGCACAAAGTTGCCGACCGCAGCTCCGTGCGCTGTATCTGTGACCTGGATGAAAGTCGGATCATCTCCACCATCCGGATCAAATAGCCCATCGATGTTGGTGTCGAATGGATCGGTCAGGCTGCCGCTTTCACGGAACGGAGTGATATCGAATAGGTCATTGTTGTTGACCAGGTAGAGCTTTAGATTAGTGCCAATCGCCAGCCATCGCTGTGCATCCAGGCTGCTCCAGTCCCACAATGCCCTGGCGACTCCCTGGTAGCAGATCTCAACGATATTCTCTGCTGGCAGGATCACCAGGCCATCCGGATAAGCCGCAGGTGCGCCAATGGCAAAGTCGGTCGCTGGGGCAATGTCCAGGGATGTAACGCTCATCTGGTCGCCATCACAGCCAGTCAACTGGAATGGCCGGATGTCGATGTCGAGTCCATCGGCATCTTCAGGTAGTGCCTCGGTGAGCATGACTTCAGTACCAGCCACTACATCAAGATTCAGGAATCGAACAACCAGACTTTCGTTGTCATCCCTGATGAATGACTCAGCCGCATACATGAAGACATTCGGTGTCGCGGTTTGGATGTTATCGATGAGCGGATCTCTCAGTGTAAGAATGGTCGCTCCGGTGGAATGATTAGCACCAAGGAAGTTGATCTGCTCACCGGAATCAGTGAGCAATCGAACGATGGTTCCTTCACGCAAATACTTTGTCACAGCCGGCGCGACCATGATGGTCTCGGAATCTATAACTCCACCACCAGTTACGATGCCACCACCGGCAAACTCCTCCGGATACCTGATCAGAAACGCATCACCATCTGATGCCGTAACCGCAGCATCCAGGTCAAACGTGAACTCATCCTGGAGCGCAGTCGGATCATCGATCGTGCGAGTACCCAGGCCACCTGTCACAGAGTCATCGAACAGCCACACCGGATCTGCATCGAGACAGGTGACTGCGCTGCTAAGACTGCTGATCGTAGTTACGGCTGCTGAATAGCCTGCGGTTGCTGTGGGTCTTTGGCTGCTGCTCTCCTCAATGCCATCGACCTCAGTGCCCAGCGAACTAAGCACCCAGCCACCAAGTTTCTCAGGCAGGCTATGTCTGAAACGAATTTTGTTGCAGTTCTTGTATCGACCTTTAGAACCACGGTCTGTCTCCTCGGTCATGATGCCGGGAAAAAGTTGCAGCGGGATTTCAGGAAGTCTGCTCACGGCTGTCCTACTTAGTTAATATCAAAGCATGAAAAATAGAAGTCTTGGTCTTCATGCTCTGCACCACCGATAGTACCCATGTCTGGAAAACCCGTAAGGACTTGGAAAGTATTTGCTGTGCGGGTGTGTCCAGTAATCGTAATGAACTGATTTGTAACTGGGCCAAATGGGAAAAATGGTTCGCCCAAGGGTGTCAACTGAATAATAAGATCGTCTATGTCCGCTAAACCAAGATTGTGAGTTATTGTGTATTGACCAATACCGTTTCTAACCGCAGACCAGCCAGCCGGTACTTTTTCTCCAACTCCAGTCGATGGTACGAATCCATGAAAGACAGTACCGATGTTGCCACCAGGAAGGAGGGAAGAATTGGCGAGCGTTTCAGGAGTAACGTATTTTTCAGCATCCGTTCCTGTATCGACTTCGGCCTGACTAGCTAGGATTACCCGGCCCAGTTTTGACAGTGTTGCCTGTTCAAGTTGTTCGGAAGTTTCAAACTTCAGCGGCGTAATAATGCGCTCATCATCAGTACCAGCATCCGTCTCTGCTTGGTCAGCAAGCTCAGCGACACCTTTTACATCCTCGGTCGCCTGGTTGACAGCCGGGAACGTAGCCAGCTTCAGTGGCGTAACGAAGCGTTCATCATCCGTGCCAGCATCCACCTCAGCCTGGTCAGCGATCTCAGCAATACCTTGCTGATCTTCTGTCGCCTGTGGTGGGCTGACAGGAACAACGTCATCGGCTGTCGAATCAACGAACACCAATCCACGAGTTCCTGGAGTGATGACGGTGCCACTTCCAAGAGCTGTCTTGATTGTGATATCGAAACCTGGGCTGGTCTCGTTCGTCACGACATAGGTCTTCGACGTACTCGGTACGATGACCTCCCTTTCCACGCCAGGATTACCCTGGACAATCAGTATGGCTGCTCGTGCAGGATCGTCAGCGCCATTCGCTCCCATGAGAGTTTGATCGGAAAGAGAGACATCAACATCCTCGCGCCCGGCGATTGCGTCATCGAGCAATCGAATCAGACTAGCGTTGTTGATGGTGCCCCAGACGTTCTCGTTGCCACCAGTCACCTGAAGTACGAGCCGCAATAAGAGGGTAAAGTCGTCCATTAGCCGGTACTCCTTACTAACGCCAATGCCGGATTACTTGCATCCGGGAATATGATTGTCACCGTTCCGTTGTTCACCGCAACCGGCGAGCCAAAGTTTAGAATCCACATGATCTTATCGTTCTGTGAGCCGGCTGTCGTATTGTAGATGACCGCTCCCTGGGCCGCTTCATTCAAAATTCCCCAGGTGGCATTCGGTATCACAATGTTATCGAAGTCCATCACAGGACGAGCATCTTCGCCTGGTGTGTAAATCACCGTCTGCGTGAGTTGGAAGCCACCGGCTGGGTATCCAGATCCAACCAGCTCGTCAGTCAAAGACGACTGGAGATCCGCAGTCCTCGTATCGATGTCGGCCAGAGTCGTGTACATGGCGAAGAACAGTGTGTCGTTCTCCGGATCATGAAGACCGTTGAACAACTGGTCCCGCAGGAATTGAAAATTGGTGCCGGCGACGATGGTCATGACAATGGCACCGTTCTAGCCGCTTCTTTGATTGGTTGGTAATCGCCTCGCCACTGACGACGAAGCTCAAGTTTCCTGGCTGGCACCAACTCACCGTAACTTGTGCGCCAGGTAGCGAGATCTTCAGCATCGGAGATCAGGAACTCATCTGAGGCTATCAGGCATGCGTACAGCAGCATGTCGCCTGCATTGTCTCCCAACCAGGTGTTCTGGTTACCAGGGCCCAAAGCATCAGGTGTTTGGATCTGGCGAAGATCAAATCCATACGCAATATCTGGAGCAGGCACCACAAAGAACTCGGTCTCGGTGAACTCAGCGTAGAATTTCGGCTGAGCAGTCAACGACTCGTCAGGCTCGAAATCCAGGCAGTATTCGTAAGTCCTGCGCTCCAGGTAGACCTTTGCTCCACCAGTGGCAGATTCTGGAAATGCCGCAGTCGGAGCCGTGAAATCGGCTGTCGTGTATCGAGCCGTGCCGACCGTAAAGCGGACTTCATCAATAAACGCATTTGCATCCGCGATATTGATCGCTGCACCACTTTGATTTCGTGAGCCGATGTTAATCGCCACCACGCCGCTACCACCAATTACGTCTCCTGTTACATCGACCGTGGCACCGGACTTCACACCATCGATATGTGCGAACAGATCATTGCCTAGCCGAGTGATGGCAACGTGTGACTGGACACCGTTCGCGGCCATAGCGCCAAAGAACGGGAAATTATTGAGACTGGCACCACCATTGTCAGAGTAGGCAAACTGCAAAACTCCGTTTGCATTCAGAACTTGCCAATTACTGGTTCCGCTCCCACCATCACCATGATTGATGTAGTCATGACCACCGACCTGGTTCTGCGCGTTGACAAAGAACTCAATCGTCCAATCCTGCTGACCTGTCACGAATGCAGGGTTGTGAGGAATTTCCAAAAAGTCCTCCGGATCAAGAGTCGTTGCATCGAGAGATGCTGTGCCGAATTTCTGAACTGAAGTCGTTAAGTCTATGATCCCCTGGAAATTCACTGAGTTATTTTCTGGAGATGCGTCAGTCGCAACCGTAGCGCCATCCACACCGTCCAGGTTCAACAACAGCACTACATCGGCAAAGTCATCATCGGCACCACCGGCACCGAGAAGATGCAGTGACCTGGTTCCCTGCCAGTCAGATGGTTTGATTGGCTGCACGAATACATCCGGTGTCAGCGCACCGCTAATCACTCGATCGAAGATCTCGAAGTTGAGATCAGTCATAAGCCGACTTTCGCCCAGCGAAACGATCCTGTTCTGATTCGCTGTCCATTCGACACTGGTTTCTTCAAGCCAGTCATCCAAGGCTGCAATCAGTTCGTCGTATGTAAATGATGTCGTTGTGGGCATATCAGATACTCATGGTGTGAAAGCTATTTTTGATGCAGCCTCAGCCGCCTGGGCCGCATCAAAGTGCGAATTGTAAAACCTAACATTGTCAATGGTAGCTTCACCGGCATTCGCGCTATTGCGAAACGCACCGTTGAGAAACCTCGTGCCGACTCGAAACTCGTCTCGTAGCGTCCTGCCTGCATTGCCCAGAAATTCGTTCAAAGTTGAAAGGAAGACCGGCATGTTGATGTTCGGTACAGCCGTTCCTTCCAACACTCCATTAACGTAGATCTGGCAGAGACCAGCAACGTCCAGCGTTCCAAGGATGTGGTAGGTATTGTTCAGCACCATGACCTTGGTGCCACGAGCTTCACCCTGGATGGCGGCTCGATCAGTGATTACCTGGTAATTCTGATTGTCCGAAAGAATTGTGAAAGCAGGAAGCAAGTCGGTTGCCACACCAGGATTGGCCCAGTTGTCAAAGGCCAATTCAAAAATAGAGGTGTTGGAACTCGTATGCGAATGAACACTCGGCACGATCCGCGAATCACCTCCAGGCACGTTTCGTGCGCCAAAGATGGTCGGCTTAATCGCATACTCGACCGTGAATCCCTGATCGTAAAGAATAGGCGCGAGAAGGTTTTGCATCCTGGCTGGAGCCGTGTACTCAATCGCTGACCCAGCGGCATCCGCTCGCAAAGATGTTTGGCTTGGCGTCGGAGAGTTTTGATATGTAAGAGGAAATAGCGGCATCGTTATCCGGTCCCGGTGTCTGGTTCAGGAGTAACGGTGCTGTCCTGGTCGTACTGATGAACCGCAGGAGGCAGAATAACTGGCGACACTACTGGAGCGTCCACAGTGACATTGCCCAGCGTAAAGCCGGTGACTACCGCACTATCATCAAGCCGAATTGTCGCATTCGATTGATCTTGATCAGGAGCTGGTCGAAATAACGAGGTTGGATCTCTAACCTTGGGCAGAGATTCCTGGGGATGCTTGGGCTCGTACCACTCAGGATCGACAATCAGGTTCGGATAGTAGCCATCCGCAACCATGTTCCGCAGCAACATCTTGCGACCTGAGCGCCGACATTCGCCCAGTGCCCATTTCCCTTTGGCGTATGCGGAGCCGATCGCCATGATTACCGCCGATAGATGCGACCAGAACGAGACCTCTGTCGCCTGGCTTGATTCAAAGATGGCTCAGTCACATCAACTTCTGTCCTGGTGCCACCAGCTTCTCCGGTTGCCTCAACTGCCGCTTGATTCGCAGTAGCTTCTTCTTCCGCTGATAAGACTCCACCACCACCAGCGCGAGCGCGATCGAAACCAGCTTGAGTCGCCGCTACTTCTTCCTGGGTAGCACCAACCTGCTCCAGGCCGGTTCGTTGCGCCTGCGCTTGCCCTCTCATGCCTGCGATAGCCTGCCTGGTGTTCCTGGCCTGTTCCCTGACGGTCGGTTGTCGGCGTGGACCTCGTTTCTCCCCTGCTACTGGCTGCTCCAGTGCTGATTTTTTCTTTCCAGCCATGGCCTGAGCCCTGGCAACCATCCCCCCTGCACTTGGCTTCGCCTGTCCCGCCTGTTGCTTGTTCGCAGCATCTACGAAGCGACTCAGCACACTTCCACCTTCATCGGCCCTGGCCTGGGATCGTCTAACCATACCGGCTAATCCTGCGCCACCTGTCTCAGGAGGAACTGTAACCTTTGGTGGTCGCTGCCTTTGCGGCTTGAATACTTTGCCTAGCACACCTCCCATCTTTGGCCGACCTGATAAATTTGACCTGCTAACCATTACCTTCTCCCGTAGAAACGATCGTAATTGACCGAGATGATCATCGGTGCGGTATCTGCATCTTCGTCGTCGGCTTCTCGGAATAGAACTTCAGATTCAGCCATCAGCTCTGGGAATCTCTCCGGCGAATACTTCTGAGCAACCTTCGCAGCCAGGGCTGCAACAAACGCTTCCTGGTAACGGAATGGAATATCGATAGTATTCTGGGCATCACCAGGGTCCTGGATCTGCTTCCAGACATCCATGATGATCCGATCGGTGTCGTTCTCTGCGGCAAGCCAGTACAAAATTCGCACCGGATTCGCACCGCTGGGTGTGTCTCGACGACGATCCACGAAGTATCGATCCGGCCTGCCGACCAGATTCTTGTCATGAATGATCAGATAGTCTGACCTGGAGATCGGATACATCTCCGTGTCCGTGACTATTCCCGAAGGGAAAGCACCTGTTGAACGACGCAGCACAGCAGTCTGCACCTGGATCGTTCCTACCGGCAGATCGAACTCGACCTCACCGACAGTCGTCAGATGATCGACTTGCTCGAACGTCCACTGGCGACCGCCCTTATTGGCCCATCGTGCCAACACGAATCCAACCGATCGACGGATCGAGATGAGATGCTGACCTGTAATCTCCTGGAGATTCAGGCCAGCTCTCTCAACCGCTTCGTCGGTGTAATCAGCCAGAATCGGGTCAGTAATAAACGTGCCCGTAACTGCCATGATTAACCTCCCCTATGACCGGCCTGCAATACCTCCATCAGGACTGGGGTAGTCACTACTACCGCATTCGAGACGAGACGCAAAGCGTTCACCGGGAAAGCGATATTGCCTGACGCATCAGCCGCGATATTCACCAGGGAATCGTGATCGATTGGATTCACAACAGGATAGACCACATCGAACTTCGAGCCGAACCAGGCATTCCTCGTCGGCTTGGGAAAGTTGCCCCTGGCTGACAGAAGATTGGTCAGCGTAAGCTCGACGGTGACATCTGTTGCACCACCGATCGTAATCACCAGGCCAACTTTGAAGTCAGTCTGTATGTAATCCAACGGCAACCAGGAAGTCGATACGATCAAAGCAGTACCAACTGTGATCGCTCCAGCCGAATCACCATCGATCAAGATCTCGGTGACGGTGGCAAAAGCATTCACTGTGGTTGCTGCGGCTGCTGTGCCGGCAACAGCTTCGACGAGTTGTTTACCATCGAATCTGGTGCCACTAACCAGGAACCTCCTGGCTGACTCATCCGCAGCAAAAGCAAACACCACCTGGCGAGCCGTATCGAATACAACGACTCCACCAGATGCAAGAGCGCCATTTATCAATAGCGCCTGCTCACCTCCGGCTGCTGGCGTCTGCGATGCACAAACACCATCCGCATCGGCGGCTGCATAGGGGTCAATTTGTAAGACATTTTGTCTCATGGCATTAGACTCCTATGCGTTAGAATGCAGAGAACGTAGCCTGACTAGAGTCAGTGTAATTTTCTCCCATTCCCGCTTTTGTGAGATCTGCTAAATATATTATCTCCAGATCTCCGGTTTGATCAACAGGCGTATATCTCGCACGAGGATCAGCGTTGGTCGGAGTTTGCGTTCCTCCGCCTTGGCCAAAACTGCCAGCAGTCTCAATACTTCCACCAGAATCGAAGGGAATGTGTACGGCTGAGCCAGTTCTGAAACTCTGCTCTACATCCATCGTTTTCCTTCTCAGTCCACGAGGATTAGCTTCGGATTCACCAGCAGAAACAGTACCGGCTACATCGGCATCGACGAAGATCCGCTGGATCTTGGTGAACGTCTTATTGCCTGAAGTTGTGGTCGTGTTCGGACCAGCAATTTCTTCGGCCTGGTTTCTGCCGTTGGCATCACGACCGATAATCGTGAATGTCCTTGCCGAATCGTTCGCTGACGAAGTGATCGTCACCGTACTGCAAACAGTCATGTTGCCGACACCATCGACCACTTCGTTGCCGTTGATCAACAGATCCTGTTGGCCACCAGCGGATGGTTGCTGGTTCAGGGCGAACGCTTGGGCATCGGTATTGCCTCCCTGGAGGGATTCATGAACCAGCCCAGCGAGCCGTATTCCGCGCTGGACGTTA